TTTCTGTCGTATCAAATACACCTGCTTCCCGAATCACTTTGCCTGCAATATAAGAACCTGCATTATTCATGGTTAGTTTAATCTCAACAGTATTTTCAACTCTTGCCCTAGTTACAGTAATATTGCTAGTTTGACTAAGGGGAACATCTAATGTATTTGAAGCGGGATTGGTTGAGTTACCTCCTAATCCTAAATCGCCTTGCGCCGACCCTAATTCAGTATACATCTGAAGTGCTAGCCAATCTCTTAAATTGTCTGTAATCAATATTCTTCCTCCACTAGAGTTGTTTCAGAATCCGTGACTGAATTAAAAATTGTGCTAAACCCAAATGTTGTTGAGAAACCGAAGGTCGCTCCTGATGACGTGAACTTCTTGATAAGAAGCAGACGAGGCTTGACCTTAAGGTTTTCTAGGAAAGAGAAGTCCACAGCATTCTCATTAAACTTCTGTTGTCGAAGTGATGTATTGGTTCTCTTATTTGAAATCAATAATTCCGCAAATCTATCTTCTAGTTGCTTACTGTATTTTCCTAACTGTAGTTCCATATTACCCGTTAATAGGTGTTTAATATTAAGAACTAAATATTGGCTAAGTGGTAAGTTTTCTCTGTTGATTTCCAGAGAGATAATGTCTCCGGGTTTGATTTGTGAAATACCTTTATGCCCAACTTCAACAGTAATCTTTTCATTTAATTTATTATGGATAAGGAATAGGCTTGTTGCTCTCTTATCTGTATCTTCTTGGTTGACTAACTCAGGTTCAAAGACTTCCAGAGTTTTTCTTCCTTTCTTTTTAATACTCTTTAAATTTTTTCTAGTAGATTTTGTGCTAGCACCAAATACAACAATTTCGTTATATTCATCAAAGATAGTTGTGGTCTTTGAGTATTTATAAATTTGGTAATCTCCATTATCTGATAGAACAATATCGGTATAATTGTTAGAAGAATTGTCCTCTCTAATCTTAAATTTACCTTCTTCTTGAAGAAGAACATAGTCAATTTTACTTAAGATAACATTTGATGCTTCAAGCAGACTCAATCCTTGAATGTTTGGAGCCAAGAAAGTTTTAACATCTGTCTCTTCTAAATCAAATTCAATGCCATTTGATTCTAGAATAAAGTTAAGAATATCTTGGCCTTCCATTCCAATTGAAACACCTGCCCCAATCATTAATCTTTTCGCTGATAAATCAACATCCCTTGGAACTGTAATTGAAAATGGTTCTGTAATTGAAACGATACCTAACATTTCTTTCATTTCACCAAATATAAGAGAAGGTGTAACAGATGAACTCTGTAATTGAACAGAGGTCTTATATGCATTTTCTCCATCTGAAATCGCCATTTGTCTTTTTGACGTTGGCATAAAGTATGTTGAAGTCATATAGTTAGTAGTTTCTCTTGAAACCACATATGTTCCTCCTAATTTATTATTCATATCAATAGGAACATACATTGATAGCACGCCTTCAGCAGACCCGGTTGCTTTTTCACCGTCTGCATATGCATATCCCGTTCCTTTTTGTTTTACATTCCAAGAACTTTTAATATTATACATTTTATTCTCGTTAGCCATTTTTGTGAATCTTGAAGATAGCATATTCAATTCAATTCTGGTTGGAGAATAATCATGAAAGCAAGTGTGGTTGGGTTGCATGATTCTATACCAACCGGCAGTTAATTCAACATCAGTCGTAATAATATGTCTTAATGTAGTATTTCCGTGGTCAATAGCATGATGCAAAACATATGCTAATTTTGCGGGGTGGCTATCTAAAGCAGTAATCGGCTTGCTATCTGGGATGCTATTTGTTACAGATAAGAAGTTATAGTTGTTGCCCCCTTCACTTGCTAAATAACAGCCACCTAAGTTATTTACAAAATTTAACCAATATTGTTCACTAACATCAGAAGTTTGAATTACGTAATTATAGACAAATTGACCACCAGAAGACCTTCCTGTTGTTTTTGCTGAAACGTGGCTAGAAGTGATTTCAAGTCTAAACTTAAATCCTAAAGATACACCGGAGGCTTCAGGAGTAGTAATTGTGTCGTCTGAAGAATCTCTATAAATACTTCTATATTGATTAAATTCTTGAACAGTTGAAATAGAAGGAATATTAAAAGACCTATCACGAATACCATCTAATACATCGTCTTTGTCATAAATAATTTGAAAATCGTTAGAAACAGAAGAAACTAGGCCCACTTCTACTGAAGTTTGTTCCTCAACTCCGTGGGTATCTAAAGCAATAGCCATCATTCCATATTGATTCATATCTCTTCCTTTTACACTTGTGGAAGAATCATTTTCAATTTGAGATAAGGCTTTAATTACTCGACTAGAACCATGAGTAGCGAAACCTCCGGGCCTAACGAATGTAGCAAAGCCAGAACCCGCGCTAGAATTTGTCGAATCATCAATAGTAATTGTTACTCCATCTGCATTAATTGCTGTCACAGTAGCAGAACTACTAAAATATGAACTACCGAAATAGTTTGAACCTGTTCCCGATAAGTGGTCTCCGAGATTATTTGATGGATACACTTTATCTCCAACATTAATATGTTTGTTATTTGCTAAGACTAATTCAGAACTAGCACCTGAAACCCAAGAAACTGCTTCAACTTGATATGCACCAAACAGATTTCCTAAATCAACAGGGTAAATAATTTGAGGGTCATATGTAAGGTAAGCGTCCAATGCTGCTCCGTATTTATCGTGATACCAACCACCACTATCTCCCCATTCTTCGTTCTTAAAAATACCTTTTAGCATATCAATTTCTGCACTAGGAGTAAATGAGTCTTTTTTTGCTCTTCCTTTCATTTGTGGAAAGTAAGTTCCTCTTTCAAAGAAAATCTTAGACCCGGTATTATGTGCAGGGGGAGAAACGCTAACTTTAGTTTTATGAGGTTTGGCGGTCAAGACTACTGACGTTCCCGAAACTGAAGATACGGAGCCTAACTTTCTTCCGTTTTCATCATATAAATCATCACCTGCAATTAAAATAGTATCTGCTGAAGCAGACATTGTAATGGTTGTGCTATCAGAAATTGTTGCGGTAAGGCCAGAATCATTAATATTTCTTAGTCTATAATAGGTTTCAGGAATTAATGTTTTATTTTCAGGAATATTTTCCGGGTCAATTTGGTTAAAGTGCCAATCATAAACGCATTCAGTTAAACGCATAATACCAAATTGATGTAATTGGTTTGTTTGTTTAGATGCATCAATAATTGAAGTCAACTCATAGTCATCGTCAACATTAGAAATAGAAGATGTTGAAGTCAAAGAAATGGAGTTAGAAACTGAATAATCTTTATCCGCTGTGTTTTTAACTAATAATGCAGAATATTTAGTTAAATCTCTATTTTGTGAAAACAGAGAATCAGTTCTTGTTCCACTATAAGGTTCAATATCACAATTTGCAAAAATATACATTCTTGCTACCTTTGGGTCTTTTTGTTCTAATCTAGATTTAACTTCAAAAGGCCTACCGAGGTTAAAGGCCAAAAGGTCGCTTGCATCTAAATCTGAATCAAATGTAAAACCGCTCTCTCTATATAGTGCATCAAAAAATCTAGAACCACTAGCAGGTTCAAATCCAACTCTTTCTAGGGGAAAACTAGATGTTGGGCTTGTGTATAAAACGCTGTATGAAGTTCCTGAATTTGCAGTATTGATTCTATATGCATCAGCAAAGTATTTAATTTTGCTTGCCTTTTGACCATAGTAAGTTAACGAATCTTCGGTAGCAGAAGAGGTTTGAATGATAGGTTTAGATACATCTCTATAATTGAAGTTTCCTTTTTCAATACTAGTTGTTCTAAAAATAGGAAGATTGTGATTTGAGCCATAACTACCACTATAAGGTGAAGCATAATCAAAGTTTAAGAAATAATAGTCGCCTGATGTAATTCGTGAATAAAGCATCCCTAAAGTTTTATTGGTATGTAAATGAGCACCATTGATAAAATTTAGAGAATGGTTATCAGAATTAGTTACATCACAAAATTGTAAAACGTCATTATTAGCAACAGAAACCACTCTATCTAATAACAACTTGCATTTATATGTCCCTGAAGAAACATAACCTGAATGTTCTAAGCAATGTCCTAAAAATTCTCCATTAAGATAAACAGGTTCACCGCGAGAAAAGGTTCTAGTCGAAGCATTTAATTCTAATTCATTTACATTATTTTGTGCGCCAGAAAATGTTTCGGCAGTTGATAGAGTTAACTTTTCCGTGCTAGCCCAATTCATATCAACTCGACCTAAAGTGAGTGGAAGATACGGGGCAATTTCTAAAACTACGCCATCATTTTGCTCACTTGTTTCTAGAATAGTAAAATCATTTAATGTATTTACAGTTTCAAAATCTGTTGTTGATTCTAGTTTTGCTTGGAAAGGCAAATCTAAATTAATAGAAGAAGGATGAAGAATAGAATATCCTAAATTTTCTTCATTATTTCCTGAACCCGCTAAAGCATCGCCATCTGCACCCGCGCTTGTGAGTTTTGTTCCACCATTAAAAATCAATCCCTTTTCTGAACTCCCTGATAAAGAACTAAGAGGAACAGTTAAATTATGATTAGCAGATAGAGCCTTATTTAAAACATAATTCTTCTCACTTGATTTGTGTAAATATAAAGAACTACCCCAGACTTTAGGCACTTTCTTTAAAGTATTTGCTGATGAAGAATATCTTCCTAAGAAAGATAAAGAAGTATTTAATGCAGTTCCCACAAAAATCAAGTCACCTTCTGATAAATTAGCAATTGTAGCACTAGGAGTAAATGCAGTATTTTGGGCTAACACAGTAGCAGTAATTTGAGTCCCGCCACTATCAGTAACAGGAGTAACCTTATTGTTAAATGATTGAGTAGTGTAAATAATGTCTTCACTAAATAAGAAATTCTTATTGATTACGGGTGAAAGTAACTTCCTGAGATTATTTCTACCTTCAATCGAAAGATAAGTCTGTCCCTGTTCTTGAAAAGATTCCTTATCTTCAACGATTCCATCAAATCTTTCAATGAAAATTTGATATTGGCCATCAATATAGTCTAACGCTTTGTTACTGTATGAATCACCATCAAATTGCAGCGTGAGCATTTGATTTGCGCTACTTGCAGCAGTTACGCTCATATAGATAAGAGAATAGTTTGTTCCTAAAAACTTAACATATACTGAATCTTTTCTAGCGTCAATGAGAGGGTAAGTAGTTAGAAGCGTATTACTTGCTCCACTAAATACCTTTCTATAAATCTTAGAGCCATCTGTTAAAGACGGAATAGGAGTAGTCAATTTAGATTCAGTTTGTGTCCTAGAAAAATTTTCAAAGGTAATATTAGAGGAAGTGATTGCACTAATAAAAACAATCTCAGTCCCAACTAAAAGTTCTTCACCTACACTAAGAATTTGAGTAATATCAGAATATTGGGTAGTTAAATTATATTGTGTTCCTGAAATAACAGAACCTAGGGTGGCCTTAAGTTCGAACCAATCATTCGTATCTCCACTATTAACAAGATGTCTAACTCTAAATGCATCATCTTCATTAATTTTAGCAGGTAAAATACGGGCGTTATCAATGAATCTTGCTTTCGCAAATCCGGCACGGGAGCCGATAGAGTCCTCCGCTTCTAGGTCCACAGTAGTTGGAATTCTATTGCATTGGTCAGTTGAAAAATCATAATGTAAATATCGTGTTGGACCCGTTAAGTTTAATGTTCCACTTATATCGTTATTTACTTGTCTTCTGGCATTATAGAAAACATCGTTATAGTCTGTATGGTCGCCACCTAAAGATGCTGATGATTCCTGAAGAACAGGAGTTCCTGCTACGTCATTATTTCTCATCGTATCAATAATTTCAATTTCTAAATTATGTGGCCCATAATCTCTAACTCTATTTCCAAAGTCTGCTTGTGTCAAGAAAGTGGCTTTTAAATTATTTACAGTAACAGTATTGCCGCTACTAAGATTATTGTGTTGAGCAAAATAGAATAATGGTCTAGCACAAACTAAATCGTTTCTTAAATCATCGTGAATACCGGCTGAGAATGCTAATGCATTAGTGCTAGCGACAGTAGCAGATGTTTTAAATAGCATAAACTTAGTATCTTTAGGAATCTCACTTCCTAATCTTGGTTCAAAATCAAAAGCATCTCCGCTAACATCGTGCGTGTGAATTTCAGTAATTTTTGCAAAATGATGTTGATTTGCATCGTTTGAATAAATTAAAACAAAATTATAATATGCACTATCAAATGAATTTAGTCTAATGCCTGTTGCTGAAGAATCATCATAACACTTAATTCTGAAACCTTCTGTGGTTTCTAGATTGCTAAATTCCTGTAGCAAACTAGTTTGTTGGCTAGTATCAATTCGATTAAACACAATATTTTCTGAGCCATCGGGGTGAATAACAGTAAAGTGTTTTCTCCCAGATGTTGCTGAGAGAT